GCGGTTTACTTCGTCTAGGGCACTCTCGATGTCTCGTTGAGCGCGGCGACCTGCTTCGGGGAAGGGCAGGGGGCCAATGGGTTCGGGGTAGGCGTTCTCTTGGGTCGGAGATAGCGGTGCCCGGTAGGCGGGATTGCGTGCGCCTGATGGCAGTATTGGATTTATGCCGCCAGTTTGTGCTGAAGCACTTCGAGCAGCATCTTCGACATGACGATAGCTTTGGGCAAGATCGTTGAGTTGTCGCTCTAAATTGCGTACAGCATTAGCGTTATTAGCGTAAGTTTGAGCACCAGCTGCAGTAGTTGTATCAAGCTCCGCCATTTCACGACGAAGCTGACTGACCGCTTCCTGTAGATTGCGAGCCGTTGGAGCTAGCTCACCGCTGCGTAGTTGGGCTGTAATAGCGGCGCCAAGCCCTTGTGTAGTAGCAGTCAGCTCACGCTGAAGTTCGGCCATACGCACAGCCACCTGCAAATAGGTTTCTGTGCTGCGTGCTGTGTATTGCAGATCTTCGCTTAGCTCGCGAAGTTGTTGGGATAAAGCAGCAGAGACATCAGGCAGTTGTTCTGTTAAAGCAGTACCGCCAACACCAAATCGCCTTTGATATTCGGCAGACCCCACGATCTCTGCTTGCGCAGATACTGCACGACGTTGCTCAATCCGTGGAGCGCCTGATAAAGACCGTAACCGTTGTTCGGCTGTTGCTAGATCCTCAGCAGAAGAAGCGGAATCTTGTAAAACCTGGCGGTAGGCTCGCCACTGATTAAGTATGGACTGCGGATTTACAGCTAGAGCTTGACCCAGAGCACTGCGGAATCGCCGACTGCCCTGCTCAGCAACTTCGATCTGCTGTTCCAGGTTCGCAATATCGCGCCTTAAGTTACTTAAGGTTGTGCCAGTCAGTGAAGCTTGGTTGCTAAGAGCTTGGAGACTGCGTATGTGTCCCTGTACAGAATCACGAGACTGATTATGCGTAGAGGCAGAGTTAAGAATACTCTGCCTTAGTACCTCAATCTCGCGATCTGTGCGGCGGGAGGCTTGGCGGAATTGCTCGATGTCTGTGGCGAGCTGGGCCCAGGTTGAGGAGCCCCGCTCCACCTGAGATTGCAGACCGCGCAGTGCGTCGATCTGGCCCTTAATTACTTGTTCGGTGTTACGGCTGTCGCGGCCGTAATCGATGATGCTCTGCCTGGCCCGCTCGATGGCAGCATTATTAGGGCCGATGGACTTTTCAAGTTCGCGAAAAGCACCCTTTAGCTTGTCAAGGCCCTCAACACCTTGAAGGCCAAGCTTGATTAGGATCTCGCTTACCTGCTTAGCCATCGGCCTCCTTGGCCAACTCGCTCAGTGCTGCGGCCTCCATGATCTGGAGATCCTCAAGCATTTCGCGTGGATTGGTCACATTGTAGAGGGCGAATAAGCCTCCAGGACCGAGCAGGATCTCGTATTTCAGACCCATGTAGCCGGCCATGGTAGTCGACCACTGAGTCTGCATACGCAGGAACATCATGACGGTGTCCCAGTTTTCCTCCCACACCTCGTAGGTGCTGCCGTCACTCTCTGAGTCAGTGGGGGGCGGGAGGACAATCCCGAAGGCTTTGGCATCGTCGTCGGTCTTGTCCTCTACCCGCTTACCGGTACTGGCCCAATGGACAGCAGCGCCTTTTAGTTTCCCTGCTTAGCCCCGTCGAAGGTAGCGGTGTAGGCGCGGAGCACACCACGAATCCAGTAGGGATCGTCGCTTAGCTCCTTGGCGGCCTCGAGGGAGTAGGGCACGGGCTTGCCGGCTTCGTCATCGATGCCGTCCCAGCCCACTAAGACCGCTTTGAGCAGGTCAAATTCGCCGTTGTCGCTGAGCTTGGCGAATTCGCTGCGGCCCACGCGCTTGAAGGTGGCGTCGAAGGTCGAGCTGTCAAAGGTGCCGCCGTCTGTGGGCTCTTCAACCGTTACAGGCCATTTGAAGGTTTTGACCTTCTTACGGACGAACGCCATAAGTTGTGTGGGTGATAACGCCTCTAGCTTAGCGGCTAAGCGAAAAAGCCACTAAGCGGTGAAGCTTAGTGGCTAAGTGGCGTGGGGCCTAAGTGGCGTAGGTGCGCGACTTAGGTGTAGACGATGCTGAATTCGTCGTTGCCTGCAGTCGAGGGAACTGCGGTGTAGGGGATGGTCAGCATGGCAATACCGTCTTGGTCGCCGTAGCTCACGTCACCGATGTCGATCTTCGTGGAGGCGAAGTCGACGATGTTGCCAGGGGTTTGGCCGTGCTGGAATAGCAGGTTGCCCAGGCTGGCATCGGTGAGGGCGGCCGTGAAGTAGTTCTTCGTGGCCATGGTCACGGCTTCTAGGGTGACGGAACCAGTGGAACGGCGGTCGGTAAGCAGGGTCTGCTTGGCACAGCCCACCAGCTCGCGGTACACCAAGGTGTTGCCGATGTCGAAGGACACCGACTGCAGGCAGCCGGCGTAAGACAGAAGTTGGAAGTCTGTAGTGTTGCCGGCCTTGAAGATGACCGGTGTGGCTTGATTGGCGTAGGTGGGAGTGGGAGCTGCCGTATCCGTGGGAGTGTTGTAGATGCCGGTGAACGTGAAATCGATGGTGGGGATTGCACCCACAGCACCGTTGAGGGTGAATGTGCCACGGGCACCGGTCACTTTGTGCAGCACGCCATCAATGTTGTAGTAGATGGTGACGCTGGAGAAGCTGGCGCTAACCGGCGCGTAGGTCACGCTAGTGGTGGATACCACCGTTTCACTTAGGCCACATGCCTTGAGTGCTTTGCCGTAGGCAGGAGCAGTGCCGGCGGTGCCGGAACCAGCAAGCTCAACGCTGAAGGTGCATTCAACGCGGGTGTTAGCCAGCAGCTGTTCCGAGGCGCCGAGATAGGGACGGACAAGGTCGCGGCTCACCACATCGCTCTGCAGCGGAGTGATGTTGAGGTCCCGTACCAGCACGGCGTCGGCTCCATCAGGAACTGGGTCGGTGCCGTAGGTGGCTTCTGTCTCAATGAGGATGAGACGCTTACGCAGAAGAAGGGGCATTGGAGTTACCTCTCGGGGTAAGTGGGAAGCATCCGCTTACGCGGAAATGCGGGTGCGAATGCCTGTTTCAGGGTCGAGGAGGTAAGTACCACCGTGCCCATGGAACTCATCGACCACGCTAGGCGAAGGGGGTTGCGAGGCTTCGACGACGGCTTCGCTAAGTGGCGCTACAGATTGTTCATCCACCACCTCAGTAATTTGCTCGGTGGAATCAGAAGTCTTAGCCATAAGTTGCTTAGCGGACAGTCTCAGGCTAAGTCGTGCTGCTGCTTAGGCGTACCACGGCACAGTGGCGCTGCTTAGGTGAGGCTGTTTACGGCGGTGCGGTAGCGCACGTCGAATTCGCAGAAAATTACGCCAGCGGGCTGATCGGCCTCGAGCAGGTTGAAGGTGACTTGTGCCGGTTGAACGTCGATGGCTAAGCCGCCGAGGGTTAGGTCGGCCATCAACTTGCTGTGGAGGCTTTCGATGGTGGGGTCGGCCAGCTGATCGGGGGTGTTGCCACGGACAATGACGACAACGCGGACGCGCAGGGTCCAGTCGAGGGTGGGCAGGCTGGTGTTTTGCTCAGGGGTGTCGCTGACGGGTTCGACGATGATGGCGGGCGACTCCGCCCTGGCCATAGGCTCTACGCGGCTGCGGTAGATGCGCGTGCTAACGCCGACCGTACCGGTGAGGGCTGTGCGAATTGCAGCAAGGATCTGCTCACGTCTGGACATAGGTTTGCCCCACTTGTTCTATGACAGCCTAAGTCGGTGGGTCAATTACACGCCATACTTATACTGAGTGTGCGACCTGCTGCTTGAACAGTAGTTACGACGCGAACGTAACGAACGACGTAGCCGACGTAGAAATCGCCGTGCGTACCAGCGGCTTTTGTCTTGGCCGGGTCCAGTGATGCCCAAGTGGTGCCGTTGTGGGAACCCTGGATCTCCCAAGTGATGTTGCCGCCAGTTACGGTACAGATAAAGGACAAATTACTGCCACGAACTTCTACGACTTCTGATGTGCCTACCTCCGTAAGCGTGGCAAAAGTATAGATGTTGCTGTTGATGTCGGCACTTTGCCCATAGATAGTCATGGCCTATTCCGCTGTTTAATGCAGTCTACTTAGTAGGGAATGAGCCGAAGGGGCCTGGGTCGGGGGCGCCACTGGTGATAGCTACGGCGCGGCGGTAGAGATGGCAGTCGAGCTTGCCGGCTGCTTCTAGAGTGGCGCGTACCTTGACCCAGTTGTCTCGGGTGTGCTTGTCCATCACGTTTTCTGGAGGGCGATTTGGATGAAGGCGCCGTCGTCGATGAGCATGGTTTCGCGCACGGTGTAGGCCGCACCGGCAACGGTGATCGATGCGCCGTAAGTCAGCGTGCCGAAGTCAGATGCGCGAGCCGTAAGGGTGTAGTCCGTGGTTAGGACCGTTCCATCGCTGATGATGTTGCTGGGCATGTCCAGGATGCCTAGGGCGGTGGTGCGTCCGCTGGTACATGTGACACCAAAGTCGTTGAGGAACAGACTCAGGTCTTCGCTTAGCGCCATTGATTTGATGGGTGTGATGGAAGTCTAGGTAGAGCGCAAAGAAAAGCCCCAGACCGCTTAGGCCTGGGGCTCGGGGATGCTTTCCGCTAAAAGCTTAGGCGTATTTCTTCACGGCGACAGCATTGATGCTGTAGGTGTGAGAAGAGGAGGAGGTGGTGCTCACAGCCTTGACGTAGCGCTTGGCGGCGCCTTTGGGGAACACGATGTACTGCTTGGAAGCAGTGGTGCTCACCTGGCTGAAGGCCACAGCGGAGGACGCCACTTCGGAACCACCGCGGTAGAAGACGGTGATCACGTCGCCGTAGCTGCCGCCTTGGATGGTGTCGGAGCTTTGGATCTTGACATCGAGGGTGCTGGTGCCGCCGTTGGCAACATCCAGGATCAGCACTACGTCGCCTTCGTAGTCGTTGAGGTCAACGGCGGTGCCGTCGAGGTTGCTGGTACGGACAGCGGTGGGGGCCAGAGCCAGGTGCTCGAGCTTTTCCAGGCCGGTAGACAGGATGGACATGGATCAGTCCTCGGTGGGTTCAGGGGCGGATTTGGCAGCCTTGGCCTTGGTGGCCGGAGGCTTAGCGGGCTTGGCTTCAGCTTCGACGGAAAGGGCGGGCACCTCGACGGGTGTGGCCTCTTCAGCCTTGGCGCGTTCGGCTTTGCCGCTGCTAAGTAGAAGGGTGGCGTCGGCGTCAGCGATGTCTAGGGTGGAGCCGGCGAGGGCCGGCTCTCCTGAGATCATCACCTGCCTAAGCAGGGTGATTCGCATCGGTGCTCAGCGATGGTGCAACTGCT